AGTTTGCATGGATACCAAGCGGGGATACTTGCGCGTTTTGTATTATGCTCGCGTCTAACGGGTGGCAAAACGCACGCAAAACAGACCACGCCGAGCATATACACAGTAATTGCGATTGTACTTACGCGATAAGGTTTAATCACGATACTAATATCGCGGGATATGATCCCGACAAGTACTTAGATCAGTACCGGGACGCGGAGGGCTCGACCACGGAGGAAAAGATAAACTCCATGCGGCGCAAGTACTACGCAGACAATAGAGACGAGATACTCGCAGAAAAGGCGGATAGATACGCCGAGCGGGTAGCGCTTAACTCCTCGAGCGCCGAGGAGACTAACGCGGGTTAAAAGACGACCGAGAGGTCGTTTTTTTAATACATAAAAAACGTATCCGACGTTATCGGAGATCAACTCACACATTGGAGGTAAACAATGGACGAACAGACAAACGTAACTACCGACGAGGCTAAAACATTCACGCAGGACGAGGTTAACTCGATTGTGACTAAGCGATTAGCGCAGGAGAAAGCCAAATATGAGGACTACGAGGCAATAAAAGCCAAGGCGGCAGAATACGACAAACTCGAGGAGGCTAATAAGTCGGAATTGCAGAAAGCGTCCGAAAAGGTAGCCGCGCTCGAGGCGCAACTTGACTCTATAAAACGTATCGAGGAGATACGGGCGATTAGAGAAAAGGTAGCAGAAGAAACACAGATACCCGTAAAACTTTTAACGGCAGATACCGAGGAGGCTTGTATAGAGCAGGCGACCGCGATTAAAGCATACGCGACTCCCGGTTATCCGAGCGTAAAAGACGCGGGCGAGATCACGGGCGCGTCCAAGGCGGATACCCGTACGCAATTCGCAGATTGGGCGACCCAAGCATTTAGTTAATTTTAGGAGGCTATAAAATGGCAGGAATACCCACTAACAGAACAAATATCACTTTACCCGCAGACGTATCCGAGGAGATACTTGCAAAGGTGCAGGACAACTCCGCGATAATGACTCTTGCACATCAGATAGCATTACCCGGTCGTGGTACTTCTATCAATGTAATCACATCTGATCCCGAGGCAGGATGGGTCGGCGAGACCGAGGCTAAGCCCGTATCTAATCCCGGAGTTGAGACTAAGGTTATGCAGGCTTACAAACTCGCCGTTATCGTTCCGTTCTCTAACGAGTTTAGACGTGACGTAGCCGCACTCTATGACGCACTTATCGAGAGGCTCCCTCGAGCACTCGGCGCCAAGTTTGACGCTACCGTATTCGGTAACGGATCGGCTCCCGGTTCAAACTTTGATACTTTCGGAAGTGTAACCGCGCAGGCTATCGGCGGTACTCTTACTTATAGCGGACTCGTAGCCGCAGACGGCGATATTGCCGCTCACGGCGGGATCATGAACGGCGTAGTTATCTCTCCGCAGGGTAAGTCAATACTCCTCGGTGCTACTGATGGAAACAACAGACCGCTATTTATCAATAGCGTAGCCGAGGGTGCTATCCCTATGGTACTCGGCGCTCGTACCGTGCAGAGCAAGGGCGCATACGTTGCCGGGACTTCACCCGCTCCTAACATTGTCGGCGTAGTCGGCGATTGGACGCAGGCGGTATACGGTACCGTAGAGGGTGTCGTTATCGATTATTCAAGCGACGCCACTATCGTTAACGGCAATACTACGATTAACCTCTTTCAGCAGAATATGTTTGCGGTTAGAGCAGAGATTGAAGTCGGTTTCCGCGCCGATACTTCAGTATTTAACGCTCTCACGGACGCAACCTCGTAAAAGATGGTCAAACTCATTAACAAGACCACGGGTTCGCCTATGTGGGTAGCGGATGAGCGGGTAGATGAGTATAAGGCGGCGGGGCATATCCTCGCCGACAAACCCGAAAAAAAGCCCGTAGTAAAAGAGGCGGAGATACCCGTAGAGGTTGAAAGCAAGCCCGCGAAAAAGGGCAAAAAGAGGTAAGTAGGACATGGCATACGCTACGTATGAGGACGTAGAGGCAAGATTAGGGCGGACGTTAAGCGCAGACGAGCAGGCGGTAGTAAGTACGCTACTTGATGACGCAGGCGTTATTATTGACACATTTAACGCAGGCGCGAGCGCAGACGCTAAAAAGATTGTCTCTTGTCGGATGGTAATAAGGGCTATCGGTACCGAGGACGGTATACCGTTAGGCGCTACGCAGGGCTCTATGTCGGCTATGGGATACTCGCAGAGTTGGACGATAGGCACGGGCGGAAGTGTCGGCGAGTTGTACTTATCAAAACTCGACAAAGAGTTGTTAGGTTACGGTAATCAGATAGGATCATATAGCCCGGTGCAGGAGTTGGTAATCGACAATGATTAAAGGTATTACGGTTCACTTAATCGAAAAGGTGCAGACGGGCGTAGACGACCTTAATAGACCGATATACGAGGACGATATTATCGAGGTCGATAATGTGCTCGTGGGCGAGCCGTCAAGTGACGAGATCAGTAATACTATGTCGCTTTACGGTAAAGAGGTCAAATATATGCTCGCTATACCTAAAGGCGATACTAACTCGTGGGTCGATACTGAGGTTATTTTACCCGCTCCCTTTACGGGTAAGTATAAGACTATCGGATATCCCACGGCGGGTATAGAGGAAAATATCCCGCTCGATTGGAATAAAAAGGTAAAGATAGAGCGCTATGGGTAAGATTGAGTTTAAGTTGGACGGCGCCGGGGTGCATGAATTGCTTAATTGGCAATCGGTGCAGGATATGACCCAAGAGATAGGCGATAAGGTCGCCTCGCGTGCTAATTCAGAGTGCGAGGGGTTCGAGGCAGATACCCGCCCGGGAGAAAAGAGGGCGCATACGTTTGTTAAAGCAACTAACGCACACGCTTATTACCATAACCTTAAATACAATACGTTGTTAAAGAGTCTACAATCATGATTTTAGAAAAGTTACTTATCTCATACTTGATCGATAAGACGTCGGCACTCGGTAACGTCTACGCCGAGCGTCCTAACGACCCGCCCGATAGATATATCCTTATTGAAAAGACGGGCTCGAGTGTCGAGGATATGATATACTCCTCGACCGTGGCTATTCAATCAATAACGGACAGTATGCAGGGCGGTAGTATGTTAGACGCTATGGACTTAAACGAGGACGTCAAAGAGGCTATGACGGACTTTGAGGGCGAGTCGGATATAGTGCGGGTTAGGCTTAACTCCGATTATAACTATACGGACGACTCGACCAAGGAATACAGATATCAAGCGGTATTTGATATCACACACTATTAAATAGGAGGCTTAACAATGGCTAACAATAATGCTTTACACGTTACCGCGGGCAAGCCCAAGGTAGGCGGCGCAATCTATCGCGCTCCTCTCGGTAGCACGCTCCCGACAGACGCTACGTCCGCTCTCGACGCCGCGTTTGTTAACGTAGGGTATATCTCGGACGCCGGGCTCGTTAACTCTAACTCGCCCACGTCTGAAAACGTAAAAGCGTGGGGCGGCGATATCGTGCTCTCGACTCTTACAGAAAAGCCGGATACGTTTAAGTTTACACTTATCGAGGCTATGACCGCCGAGGCGCTTAAAGCGGTATACGGAGACGATAACGTAAGCGGCGACTTAACTGCGGGACTCACGGTTAACGCTAACTCGACTCAGCAACCCGATTGCGCATGGGTTATCGATATGGTCTTTAAGAATGACGTAGTTAAGCGTATCGTAATACCCGCCGCAGGCGTTAGCGCCGTTGGAGACGTTACATACGCAGATGGTAGCGCCGTAGGTTATGAGACCACTATCTCGGCACTCCCTAACGGAGACGGCGATACTCACTACGAGTACATGATTACCACTTAATAGATCACGGAGAGGAGTAAGGATCAAATGCAAGTTAAGACTAAGAGCGGGTTTAAGTGCGAGATAAACGATAAGGTCTTAGACGATTGGAGATTTACCCGGGCGGTAGCCAAGACTCACGCCAAGGATGATATCGAGCGTATGAGCGCGGCGGCGGATTTAGTGGCTCTTATCCTGCGGGATAACGAGGACGCGTATTATAAATACGTAGAAACTAAAAACGCCGGGATCGTCTCCGAGGATATCGTTACCAAGGACTTGATAAGCATTATCGAGCAGATTAAAGCACTAAAAAACTCGTGATCCTCGGAGAGATGATATGTCTTGACGAGGACGCTTTAATATGTGATTTTGCGGAGACTTACCACATACTCGATTATACGGCACTCCCGCCGACTATGGCGGGGGTGCTCGCTTGTGGGCTCCGTGACGACTCGCGCATTAAGTTAGTAATGACGGGTCAAAAGGTAAGTACGGATACAATGTTACGCGCCGGAATATTAGACCGCTTGTCTATTTTAGCGTGGCAAAATACCGAGGACGGGCATAACGGGTCAAATATGCCGCCGTCCGTGGTTAGTCGGCTATTAGGCGAGGACGAGCCGGATAATATGTCGTTTGATAGTGGCGCGGAGTTTTTAGCATATAGAGAGAGTTTGATAAATGGCAACTAATTTAGGTACCGCATACGTACGGATAGAGCCGAGCGCAAAAGGTATAGGTAATCAGATATCGAGCGTACTTAATGACGAGGCAGGCGGCGCAGGAGCGGCGGCGGGATCAAAACTCGCGAGCGGGATAGGTGGCGCACTTAAAGCGGGTGGCGCTCTTATCGGTGCGGGTGTAGCGGCGGCGACTACCGCGGTTATCGGGTTCGGTAAAGAGGCGGTATCATCTTACGCTAACTACGAGCAACTTATCGGCGGTGTAGAGAAGTTATACGGGGACGCGTCCGGGACTATACAAAAGTTTGCGGACGAGGCGTATAAAACGTCCGGCATGAGTGCTAATGCCTATATGGAGACCGCTACGGGGTTTAGTGCGGCGCTCATTGGCTCTCTTGATGGAGACGTCAATAAGGCGGCAGAATTAACGGACGTTGCTATGCGTGCTATGTCCGATAATGTTAACGTATTCGGCTCCGATATGGAGTCGGTGCAAAATGCGTTTCAAGGGTTCGCAAAAGGCAACTATGCCATGCTCGATAACCTTAAATTAGGTTATGGCGGCACTAAGGAGGGTATGGAGCAACTTATCGCGGACGCTAACGCATACCGCGAGACAATAGGCGAGACCGCGGACTTATCTATCGATAGTTTCGCGGATATCGTGCAAGCCGTGCAGAGCGTCCAAGAGGCGCAGAACATAGCCGGGACGACTAATAAAGAGGCTATGTCCACGATAGAGGGTAGCGCGACCGCGACTAAAGCGGCGTGGGAAAACGTGATAACCGCTATCGGTCGAGGCGAGGGTATGCAAGAGGCGTTTGACGGGCTCTTAACGTCAGTATTTGGCGGAGAGGACGGCGGCGGACTTCTTAATAATATCCTACCGAGGATAGAGCAAGTTATGCAGGGTATCGGCGAGTTTGTAGGGCAGGCGGCGCCGATAATCTCGGAGAAGTTGCCCGCTCTTATCGAGGGCGTGGTACCGAGTCTACTTACGGCGGGCGTATCCTTGTTAGAGGCTCTCGCGCAGGGC